TGCTGGACATCCGCTCCGGCAACAAATTGAGCACCTGGTGGCCACTCAAGCCGGCGACAGCGATTGCGAGCAAAACAAACGTCTTCCTCGACGATCTGCTTTGCAACCTGAAGCGCGAGGCAAACAACTACTACGACTTGATCATTGGCGACTTGCCAGACACAGTCGGCCTCACAAATGACCAGCTAACTTGTCTGATCATCGCCCACCACTACCAGTGGTCGAGCGGGCACGTCGTCCGACTAAAGGATTATGCGGCCCTGACGCGCTGCTTTGAGCTGCACAAAGCGGTGTCAGACCTGACAAAGATGCTCGGTGTGGGGTTGAACCCATACCTCGCGTGGTTCACGGAGGGTGACAATCTGCTCGGTAGGGGCGCGGCAGGCTTCGACTTGGCACGTGAAGTCCGTGACATCTGTTACACGGACGGCAAGCAGGGCGAGAACATCACTTTCCCAAGCGGCCACGTCTACGCAGAGGTTACCAAGATACTCAACGAGGCAATGCCCACATTGGCCTTGCTGCCACCCGAGTCTCGGTTCATGAACATCGGCTTCGATGAGGACACGTACTGGCGCACGCGGCAGCTCAACTGTGTCAACGGTGCGCACCACCTGGCGGCCGACTGCCAACTTCCTGACATCCCGCGGGGCCTACCGCGCACGAGAATGGTCTGGCTGGAATGCACCAGGGACAGCCCTTTGTTCAAGACGCCGCCGTGTATCGAGGCTTCACTCGCGATCAAACACGAACAGGCGAAGGATCGCCCGATCAAGAGCGAAGACACGATAGCGTACCTGAACGAGGATTTCGTGCAGCGCGAGATCGACAAGAGGTGGCAACATGGCAGCATACTGCTGGACCCAGCGCTTGGGTCGCGGAGTGCCGAAGCTGAGCGCGTCGACAACTTGCCCGGCAAGTACAGGGTCATGCTGGATTTCAGCGCGATGGACAGGCAGCACAGCCTGCAGTCGCAGGTGGAGCTGGTAGAGGCGAAATGTGACTGGCTGGGCCT